TCATTAGTTGGTTTGTTCTTTATGCCGTTTGACGCGACGAGACCTGACAACGTGCCGGTCAAAAACACGACGATAGTTGACATTAAATCTATAAACGCTGCGTCGTTTGGTGATTGCTCGAGTGGTTGCGATACGAATAGCAAACCCCAAATCATGCCTAGCACGATCATGCTGAACACGATTGCTAGTAGCACGCCGACGGTTACGACCATGCGTGCGTGTAGTTCGTTTGGTGTGTATCTGTATCGGCTCACGGTGTTACGCCACATCGGTCAGGCACGTTGCAAATCGCTGTGCGTGTGCGCGCTTTTTGTTGTTGTGTGTTGTCGCGTGTTGTTTCGCATGACATTAACAACATTAGTGCTATGACTGCTCGAATGGTAGCCATGTCTGTGTTGCTTCGTTCCAGTAATGGTTGCCGTCAGGTTTTGGCGTTGGTGGTTGCCAATCGTTATTTTCGTCAAGAGTCCACGACGCGTATGGTTGCGGTGCGACGAATTCGTCGCGCACATGATCGTAGGTGAACCCTGCTGACGGGAATTGTTTGCGTATGCGATTGTTATATGAGCATTGCAACCATTTGCCGCCAAGTAGATCGTGGCAAAATTGTGCGCCGTTTGCTTCGTCGTTGTCATGCACAACAATCACGCGCTGCACTACATTGTTTAAGATTTCTGCAAAATGTGCCATTAGTAGGTGATGCTTCCGCTCGCCGTAAATGTGTAGATTGTGCCTGACACGGTTGGTGAACCTGTAGTCGATGCGGCCGCTATGCCTGCGTCAATGATGACAACACCACTACCGCCGTTAGCACCAAACGCAGGCGAACCGTAACCAGCAGCGCCACCGCCACCGCCACCGCCACGATTGGCTGTGCCTGCTATGCCTGCTGTTGTTGGAGTGCCTTTACCACCAGCACCACCGCCACCTGTGCCACCGACACTAAAAACAGTTGCATTTCCGTGATTGCCACCACCACCGCCACCACCATAAGCAACACTTGAACCACTAATGCTTGTAGTAATGCCAGCGCCACCGTCACCGCCATTAAAGGTTGGTGAGCCTGTAGCGTTCGCGCCAACTGCTGATGCACCGCCACCGCCACCACCGCTGAAACCGCTACCTGAACCGCCAGCAGAACCTTGATTTGCTGTACCAGTACCGCCTGCTTGATTTGATTGCGAACCGCCACCACCCGAACCACCATTTGCGCCAACAATGCCAAATGTGTATCCGCCAGCGCCACCACCCGTACTTGTAATAGTTGTTAAACCTGTGCCAGCAATACTTGAATTGCTGCCGTTGTTCGCTGTTGAACTTGTATTAGTGCCACCTGCACCGACCGTAATCGTGTAAGTGACACCTGCACTAATTGTGATCGGCGTTTCTAAACTGCCGCCACCACCAGTAGCACCAACTGTGCAACGAACACCACCAGCACCACCACCACCCTGCACACCAACAATGTCATCAGAAATACCGCCACCAGCACCACCACCAGCAACAACCAAATAGTTTGCAAGAATTGCGCCGCTATGCACGCCACCTAAAATTTGCACAACTACGCCTTTAAGTTGCCGACAACCACCCAAGTATCAGAAGCGATCTTGGCACAAGTTGCAACCGCGTACTGTGCATCAGTTTTCAATTTACTGCCAGCGCTTCGAAGTGTCACGCCTGCGCCTGCCGTGATCGTTACCGTGCCAGCACCAAGTTGCATAATGTTTATCTGCGTACCAATACCATAAGCAACACTTGAATTAGGCGGAATAGTTAACGCAATCGACGACGCGTTATCACAAGTAACAAGTTTGCCGTCATCAGCCAAAACAGTTGTATATGTCGTGCCAGTCTGTGCGTTAATTGCAATCATCGCTGTAGCGACTGCATCTAATTCAGCGGCCGTTAAAACTTGCCCTGAAGTAAAATCTTGTCTAGTTGCCATAATGCCTCACTTTATCCTAGAACATTAGTTGAATCGATGATGCCAAACACCGCGTCATTTAAAATTAGTTCATAAACGATGGTTGTTGGTGCGGTGAAATACATGATTGAATGGCCGTTGCTGACTGTGATGGTGTGTTCTATGCCTTCGACACTTAGTTCCTGCGCTAGTTCTGTTGTTGTGTTACCGCTAGCAAACGATTTTTCTATGGTGATCGTGTCGCCTATGTCAACCACCGCAATTGTGTCGCGTTGTGCTGTGGTTAGTTTGTTTAAGTTTGTGCCGACCGCCGTGTAGCGTGCCTCAGGTTCTGGCGACAAAAGGTAATTTGCCAATGCCAGCGCGGCTGTGTCGTTGTGTAACAGCGAATCGGTGATGCTTGTTGTTTGTATAAAATATTTTGCTTGACTTGCTAAATCTTGTGCAATTTCTTGTGTGCCGCCAACGATGGCAACCGCTGCACGATTAACGACCTGATCCGCTTCAAATGATATGCCTAAAGAATCAAACGGCAGATTTGTGCCATCGTCGTGGAAATCGGCAACTGGCTGACTAAGTGTGTTGCCTATGCGTGGCTGGAATGTTAGATCGCCATCACGGGACATAAACAATCTGCCCTGTTCTGCGCTGTTAATCCGTGTGCAATATTCAAGCGTTGATGTGCCTGCTTCGACTGTGAACGCTGCTGCGCCGCCAAGCGTTTGTGTGCCTGTAGAAATGTTGCGTTGTGCTATAGGGAAATCAACTTCGGGCAAATTTAAAACTGCTGTCAATCGTGCGCTAGACAATTGCTCTGACACATTAAATTCATCTAAGAATGTTTGTGCCAATAAATAGAAATCGTCTGCACAATAAACCGTTACTGTGTCGAGTCCACCTAGCGCAAAGTTGTAGTCAAAATTTACGATGTAACCGTTGAATAAATATTCTTTGACATTGGTTGTTGAATAGCGTGCTAGTCGCACTTTTCGCATTGGTGCTAATCCTGGTTGCGCTGTTGCTGGATCGTAATATGGCGACTGTTGATCGAACGGATTAAAAATGCCGCTGGTGTCCAGCATGTTTAGCACCATTGTGCCTGCGCTAAATTGGTCGCCTTGATCGCGTCTGCCGCGTTTTACGCTGATTGAATTGATGCCCGTTGTTACATCAGCAAAGTTTGTTGTGCCATTAAGAACATATTGTGTGCTGTTGAGTACGCCAGCAACCGCGTCATCAAGTATGAACGCGTCTTGAATGAATCCTGTGTCAATTTCCAGCGTGTAATTGCCAGCGCCAACAATTGCTGTGCCTGCCATTATGCAACCTGAATTTGTGCTGGCCCTGCTGACCTGTTGTATGCCCGAATAGCGTTAACGACTGCCTGCCCGATCTCAGCGCTAGTCGACAAACCGCCAGTCACATTGATTGTGACACCACCAACAGCGCCGCCGCGCCCCAATGGCACAACCGCTTCAGGACCTTTTTCACCGATCAGCGCCAATGTCGGCGATGTGACTATTCCCCCTTCAGCCAACATCGGTATGTTCGGCACACTAAAACCTTTGCCACTGAAACCTGGGACCCAATCAGGAAATTTGAACGCCAGTTTGCCAATGGTGCTGTTCCATAGTTTGGCGATGGCGTTAAAGATTGAACGGTAAATGTTTAGCACGCCTGTTATGTAATCTTTCAAAAAATCTAGGCTGGCTGTGACACCGTTTTTAATAAAACTAAACACCGAATCGACTACGGTTCGCACAATTTCAAATCGTTTGTAAAGCACAACTAACGCGGCAACAAACGCGACAATGCCGATAATCACTAGCGCTATCGGATTGGCTGACATAACAAAATTAAACGCAGCCTGCGCGCCTGTGGCGATCTGTGTGGCGATGGTCCATGCTTTGATAGCGATGTTGGCGATGACGATGGCGGCTGCAAAACCGCCGACAACACCTGAAATGATTAAAAATGCTTTTGTGTTTTCTTGTGCCCATGCCGCCATTGGTTCAAGAATTTCTAACAACTTTTGCAATACAGGCAACAGCGCTGCACCAATTGATTCTTTGGTTTCGTCCATCGCTATTTTCATTCCAGCCATACGGCCTTCAAATGACATGGCTGCGGTTGTTGCAGCACCACCAAACGACACCGCTAACGCATCAGTAATTTCTGCCATGCTTGATTCGGAAGTTATAACGCCTTTAAGCGATGGGTCTAATTTCGTTAATGCAGCAGTTGACCCGTTGTATGCCTTACCTAATGCCAGCGTGACGGACTCTAAATCTTTGCCAGTTGCCGCGCTTATATCTAGCGCTGTGTTCATCAAATCCTGTGCAGCTTCAACCGATCCAGTCGACCTAACTAGATTCGACATCGCTGGCCTTAACTGGTCATCAGCCACCGCAAACGCACGCGACATGCCCGAAATAAAATCCTCATTTGCGGCGACCGCTTCTTCAGTAGCGCCAGCGCTACTACGCAACTGTTGTGCTAATAGTTCTTGCGCTTTCTGATCCTCAGCAGCCGACTTAGTTGCCAAACCTAAACCAGTTGCCAAACCACCCAAAACACCGATTGCTGGCAACATCGCTTTTTTTAATGCAAACGCAGATTTTGCGCCAGCGCCTTCTAACTGTTTAAATTCAGCCATCGCCTTTGAAATGCCTTTGCCATCAAATTCGGTGACGATAGGTATAGATACAGCCATTAGTTCAATTCCTTTCGCACTCGTTCCATCAGTCGATCAATCAATCTTTCAACTTCACCTTCAACTTGTTGTTTGTTTCGTTCCCATGCTGGCCAAACAAACCGCGATGCCGTGCCATATTTAGCGCTTAAACTTTGCACCATCTGACCGCCTTGTCGTGTTGGCACTTTGCCTTTACCTGACATGTCTAACAGCGCCGCACTAGGGCCTGTATAGCGCACAAAGAATGTCGCCAGGTTTGTTGACGCGCCACGATATTCCCTAACTTTTTTGCCCGACACACCCGATGCGACTTTGTTTTGTTTGTCGTTGTACGGAAACATTTGGAAACCTGACGCTGTAGTCCATTTGCGCGCCATGCCTGATAGCGGTGCAGACTTAGGCAATTTAATTTTGATGTCGTTTGTAACTGGTGCGGTGATCTGTTTAAAATCTTTTGTCAGATCGCGGCGCGCTTGTTTGTCAATGCTGTTCAATACGCGCAACGCATCTTTTACACCGACAACTGTTGTGCTTGCGCTAATGCTGTCAGCCATTTCGGGCCTTGCGATCTTTGTTAATTAATTCAATGACCGTGTTCATGTCGTCGATCTCAAACGATATTTCAGCAGGCCAAAAACCAGTCGCCACAAGAATCTGCGCTAATCCGTAGCGGTAAGAACCGCGCCTACTTTTGGGTCGTTGACCGCCGTTGGCAGACAAGACTTCAACGATTTCAAATAGTCATCAAACATCGCTGGCACAACAACACCTGAAAGTTTTGATGCTTCGTAAGCCAAATACGCTAAATCTTCTTGACCAATTGCGCTGCCAAGTTCTGATGCTTTGCGTTTATATTTGCGTTCCCATAAAACAGTCGTAAATAGTGTTGTCTCGACTGTGACTGGATCGCTTCCGTCTAAAAATTGCACTTCTAGTGATAGTTGCATTTGTTGCCTTTCTCGGTCCAGCCTTTATAAGGCTGGCTTGTTTTGTTAGTTTTCAGCGGCCAATGCCGCGCGATCATGCGCCCACTGATTTAGTTAAAACGCCACCAGTAAATGTCAGCGTGATTGTTGACAGTTCGCCAAGTGATGCGTTAATTGGTGTGTGTGATTCAAGGTAAGCGCCTGTCAGCGTGTAAATCGGATTTGTTGCCGATGCTGTTCCTGTTGCTGGTGCAAGCACAACATTTGTTGTGATGCCAACCAAACCGTAGATTGTGGCTTCAGTTTCTGACCCTGCGTACGATTGATAAAGTTCAACTTCAACGCTGTTGTTTTGCAACGATGTGACTGCTGCGCCACCGAACTTGCGTGCTGTGTCACCAAATGCGGTTGTTTCTAATTGTTCGTAAACATAGTTCAATGTTGCGCTGGTGCATTGGTCGCGCAAATCAACGCTGTTAATGGTCACACTCGGATTTGATAGATAAACGCTGGTTGCCATAATTTATTCCTTTTCGTTTGTGTCTTTAGTTTTAGCAGGTTTTTTGACGGTCTGTGTGGATATATGGCCAGCCTCGACTAGCGCTTCAATGTTTACGCCATCTAGATCGTCGCTGCTGACAACATCGCCAGGTTTAAAACCTGCCAATCTTGTTGATGTAACTATGTAATTTGCCATGTTTGTTTCCTATGCCGTTTGCGCTTGAACATTTGCGGTCACTTCGTAACTTGGATATTCAACGCCGCCTATCAGCGTACTAGTCGGTCTGCCATCGGTAACGGCAATATTGGCCGCCAGCACCTTTGACATAATGTTCAATAGCGATCTTTGCGCGTCTAGGTTGGCTGGCCCTAGTGTAATGATTTTGACGGGAAACATTAATTTGACGATGTTGTAGTTCCAAGCATCAAACGATGGCGCGTCTATAAACACACATGGCGGTTGCATATTTCGTGGATCGTTGACAACTGCTGGCATACCTGTTGCCGCCACCAGCGTCGCTGTGAGATCGTCTAGCGCCTCGTTGAATAGATCGGTGAATGCAACAGGCATCAGGCCACCTGTGGACGGTCAACACCTAACAGTTGTTTGACCAATGGCGACAGACCGTTGGTTGATCCTGTCGACATGCCATCAAATGATGCGAAGTCTGTGATTGATCCGCGTTGGCGGTACAGCGCGCCACCGTACATAACGGTTGCCAATTTGACATCTTGACTTGGCACAACTGTCAGCGAATCGGCATATCCGACTTCCTGCCTTCGGCGATAACAGAACGCATTCGAAGCGGCCGCACAAATTGTTAAGAACGCTGTGTCGCCTGATGTGGCTGTTCCTATGCCGATCCAATCTTCAATGTCCGTTGCTGTGATCCATGTGCATGTCTGCGTGTATGTGACAACACCTGAATAGTCGGCAACGAATTCGACTGCTGTGCCTGTGCAGGCGTACAGCAATTGGTTCGGTACAGCAATATTTGTGTCATATAAAAATTCGCCAGTTTCACCGTCAACACCGATGAACTGGTATTGCGGTAATGCTAAAACTGTAAATGTGCCGCTTAGCGGTGCTGTTAAACCTGAAACAGTTACCGATTCGCCTAGCGCGATCTCTGACGCTTCAAGCGTAGAAATGCACGCATAGTTGTCTAGTAATTGTTTCGTGGCTGTTTTATATGTTGCCATAAGCGGTTTTGCCGCCTACGACTAAGCCAGCGCTAGTTTTTGCAAGAACGCAGATTTTGCAACGAATGTGGCGAAATAGCCGTAATAACTAAATGTGCGACTAAGTGTCGACGGAACTTCTACCGAAACGATGCCTTTTTGCTGTTCATAAACTTCATAACCTGGCGCGTATGCGACGATCATGGTGTTTGATGCAAAGTTGTTGTCAACAATTAAAGTCAAACCAAGTGGATTTAGCGACGAATAGGTCAAATCTGCGCCTGCTGTACCGATTGAATTTTGGCTGATGACATTGTTGCCGTTAATTGCAGGGAACAATGGACGCTTTGAATTGTCTAATTGACGGCCAAGCAATTCCCAAACATTTGGCGACACAAACAAATGTGTTGGAAAATAGTTTGAAATGCTTGCGATGTTTACCGCGCAACCGTAAAGCGCTGTCATTAATGATGATGGATCGGTTTGGTTGACTGTCCATGTCACACCTGATACTGCGCCACCGCTAACCATGTTGTCTGCTGCGATGTTGTCAGTTGCAATCAAGTATTCGCCAGCCAAGTCATTCAAGACCAAATTCATGGCTGCTGGATCGGTGAAATCCATGTCCTGATAAGTCATTGTGACCTGACCAGCAACAGTTGTTTTTGTAACTGTGTTTGATGCGATCACCATTGTTGTTGCTGATGCGGCAGCGCCTTCGGTTTGTGTTGCAGCCGAAGTGTGCGTTGTGATTGTTGGTCGAATAAATGTTTTGCTTGGTGTGTTCGGCATAGCGCGTGCGCCTAATGCTGAGACAACTGGACGCACAAAATTCAAATCTTGGAATAGTGGTCCAAGAACTGGGACTGGCAACAAACCAGGCGTGTCGGTTGTAAGAATGTCGCCTGCTGCTGCTTGCAACGCTGTCTGTTGTTTGCCAAGCGCTGCTTTGTAAGCGTCGTTAACTTTGCGAAATGTGTCGCCGCCAATGTGCATCGCGGCAAGGTAATCGCCTGCTGATGGCATTTTAAATTCTTGTTTTGGTTGCGCCCAAAGTTTTTCAACAGTTGCTGCTGCTGCTTCAACTACTGGTGCTTCGATTTTGTCGGTCATGTCTGTTTCCTTTGTTGTGTCTTGATCTGATTGTATAGCAGGTTCTGTTGGTGTTTCGTGGATACTCTCGTCGGCTGGTTTGCTGGCCGCAACATGTTCAATGATTGCACCGCTAAAAGCGCCTTGACTGACCAGCGATAATTCGGTCCATTCAGCAGATTCAATAATCATTGTGCCGTCGTCGTCGTAACTAAATTTGATTGGATTTACGCCGACAGATACCGCGTCAATAACGCCGTCATTTGCCAGCGTTAACGCTTCGTCGCCTAATCGAGTAGCGCTGATCTTTGCTGTAAACATCATGCCTTCAGCAGTATCTAGGCGATCCACCAGTTTGCCAATAATTTGCGTTGAATCATGTTGCATAAATAGTTTCGGGTCGCGACCCGTGACTGGTAACGACCCTTGCAAAAATCTTACCCGTGTACCGTCTGAAACTGTGGCTGTTTCGTCGTAGGTAACTGCAACGCCGCTGATTGATCGGCGCGGCAATCCGTCTGCCGCTGCCGCATCAACCGTGATCTGTGAGGGGACTAATTGGATCATGATGGTGATACTACACTTTCCGTTTCGGTTGTTTCGCGCATTTCGTCCATTGAGTATTCGCCTTTCAAATATTGTTCTACATCAAATTCGACATAAGTGCCGTTAGGTAGCACATTGTTTTGGCTGAGTGTGCCAGCGATGCAATCGGCATAGGCGCGAACACCGAATGTCCACAAATCCATGCGCGATTCGGCTGATGACTGGTAGGAATACGATCCGACGCTGATGCCTGCAAGGTATGGCGGAATGTTGCACAATCGGGCCATTTCCATCGCTTGAAATTCGGCGCTGTCAATTAACAGCATCTTGTCAGGTGATGTCAATGTTTCTGTGTAGGTAACAAATTCGTTTAATGCGGCCGTTTGGTTTGTTTCGCGTGCCGCGTTAAACGCTGCCGCTAAATCTGCTAGTTCTTGTGCGCTTAACGGTTCGCCACCTGTTTGTCGAAGTACGCCAGCAGGAATAGCCGACGACGCGTTTCTGTAGCGTGCCGCCTCAAGTTTTAGCGCTGTTGCGACTGCCTGTTCTGACATGTAAATGATGCCCTGTATTGGTGACAAGAATTGGATCACATCATCAGGATTTAGTTCAGCACCTTGAAACATGATTTGTTTTGATGGTGCAAACCACACAGGTCCTGATTGATCAAGTGTCTGAATCATCGCGGCAGGTATGCGTGTGAACGCTGTTGGAAAATTGTCGGCCGTTCTTGCAGTGACATATAAAAACGATCTGCCAAAAAAGAATAAATCGTCCAATAACCAGGCAAGTGTAAATGAATTGGGCACACTCGGATCGATGCGACGCAACCATGTGCGCGGCGCTAGTGGCACTTTTTCCATTTCGTTGCCGTTCCAAATTTCGGTGTACATCTTTAAATTCATGCAACTGATAACGCTGGCCATTAGATCGCGTGCGCGACTTATAGTTGGCACACTCATCGCACGATTACGCGCAGGGCCTTCAATGTATGAGTAATATTGGCCGATCATTTGCGCGCCACCGTTGTTGACGCTGTTTGTGTAGTAGGCAGCCGATCCAGCAGCAGCCGCTTTTTGTGGTTGTGGCGATATCGCCGCTTTGCTGATTGTGCGATTAAAAATGCCCATGCGCTAAGTATGCCACCAAACCATTTGACCGTTGTGTATAGGCGACCGCCAATCCGTAACCGAGAAAGTAAGGCATCAACGGCCGCCCGACAAAATACTAGCCACCTGCCACAACAATCATCGGTTTACCTGTCGTAGTTGGTCGCGATGCCAGCGCCGCTGACCAAACCAAACAGCGCGCCAATTCGATAGGGCCTGGTGATCGTTGCGACGATAATGCGATGCTGTTTTGTGACCGTACCGCAACCGCACGCTGGACATGTTCAGCCAACATTGTTTCGCCTGTGTGCCACAACAATTTTTCGTGAATCATTGACCGTATGCGCGGCGTAAATTTTAGGATTTCTGCGTAGCCGACAACGATGCGGCGGCGCTCTAACGCGGTTGGCCAATGAATGTCGATCGATGGCGATATAGCAAATTTGACCGTTGCATCTTTAGCAATTTGGTTGACTTCGTTAATCATTTGATCGTATGTGTCGGCAACAAATGCGACCGTGACAACTGTGCGACGGTCAGCCAACACAACCGATCTGACACCAAAATAGCGTTCGTCTGTTAATGACGATTCAATGGCGACAACACCGCCAGCAGGTATCGGATCGCCATATTCCAGTTCGGTCCAAATTCCTGGCTGTATCCAAGACTTGTCGCTGGCGACCCACAAGTTACAACTGGCGCGTAGGAAAGATATGCGGTCAGGATTTTCAGATTCGGCTTCGATTGTTTTCATGTCGAGTGTTGTACCTAGCGCAGGATTGGCATATGGCCAAGACTGTGGATTCATTGGGGACAAGTCTGGCGGCGGTGACCATTCAGCAAAATAGAGTGTGGACGGTTCGCGCTTGTCAATTTGTCGCAGTCCTTGTTCTCGCCAACGCAACATCGCAGTACTGGCTTCTGTGCCTGCCGTAGACCACATGGATAGCAGCGGTGATCGTTGTGCGCGTTGCGCTGGCAACAAACCGCCATCGACTACTTCGCGGTTGATGTCCCAGCACTCGTCAGCGACAATCAGGCTGGCTGACATGCCGTGACCAACAGAATTGTTTGCGGCCCGAATAAACCAGCGCGACCCATCAGGCATAGTCACACTATTGCGACCATAACTAGACATCAGTTTGGCGTTAAAACTTTTCTGCAAAATCGGTGCAAGATAGTCATACAACATCACCGCCAAATCCAAGCGATGCGCTGTGGACAAAACAGTTTGCGGTTTATCACGCACACTCGACATAGAAGTCAGCCACCAACCAACAAGCGCAGCCAACGCAACCGTTTTACCGTTCTGCCGTGCAGTAGAAACCAAAGAATACCGATGCACCAAATCACCATCATCACCAAACGCCAACTGGCCATCAAGAACACGCTTCTGCCAATTCATCAAATCCATATTCAAGTACTGGGCAGACCACTCAGCAACTTCAGAACCAAACGAACCAGCGTGATCCGCCACCATCGTTTCCAATCGCGGCTGAGCATGGCCAGTTAGCGCCAGTTCAGGCTGATCGTTTGCGATGGACGAAACCAAAGAATCAATTGGTGCAGCGCTGTTGCCTGTATTGCAAAAGTTGTTAGAAATTCTTGAACCAATGGCGGCATGGGCACAAGAAAACACAAAAGCATTTTTAATCATTTCAGGTGTTGTCGGCGGTTTTGCAGCCGCCATCGTCATCGCCAACATCGCTATCAAAGCATGGACCATCGCCACACAGATCGCCACAGGCGCGCAGGCTGCGTTTAATTTTGTTATGTCAGCCAATCCGATAGCGCTAGTGATTATCGGCATTGTCGCGTTTGTTGCCGCGTTAGTTGTGCTTTACAAACGATTTGAAATTGTGCGAACCGTAGTCGATTCGGTGTTTAGTTTTATTAAAAACGGTGTCACAGCCAGCCTAGATTTTTTGAAAGATTACATAACAGGCGTGCTAAACATTTACCGTTCAATCTTTAACGCCATCGCCAAACTATGGAACAGCACCATTGGCAAACTGGCGTTCAAATTTCCTGATTGGGTCCCAGGTTTCAGTGGCAAAGGTTTTAGTGTGCCGAACATACCGATGTTGGCTGAAGGGGGAATAGTCACATCGCCGACATTGGCGCTGATCGGTGAAAAAGGTCCTGAAGCGGTTGTGCCATTGGGGCGCGGCGGCGCTGTTGGTGGTGTCACAATCAATGTGACTGGCGGTTTGTCGACTAGCGCTGAGATCGGGCAGGCAGTCGTTAACGCTATTCGGGCATACAACAGGTCAGCAGGGCCAGCACAAATTCAGGTTGCATAATGGCAGGCACAGCAATTGTTGGCGCTGGCAATTACACGCTGGAAATTGACACAGGATTCATTCAAGACGCGTTCATACTTGATGACGCGGTTGCTGGCGTACTCAACAGCACACAATATGTTCTTAATGGCACAACAAACTTTGCTGATGTAACAACGGGCATCAATTCAATCAGCGTAAAACGCGGCAGACGCGATCAAGGCGACCAATTTAGCGCAGGCACAATGGTGCTAAACATGCTGGACACCAGCGGCATTTTTAATCCGTTCGATCAACAGTCGCCATATTACGATCCAGCAACAGCGCAACCAGGATTAGCACCAATGCGAAAAGTGCGACTAGCACGCTATTCAACAACCAATGTCAAAGAATATTTATTCAACGGTTACATCGTAAATTTTGACTACAACTTTGCGCTAGGTGGACTCGACACAGTAACGGTTTATTGTGCAGACGATTTCTATTTATTGGCACAAACATTCTTAGATGAATTTAATGTGTCAGAGCAATTGTCTAGCGCACGATTGACAGCAGTTTTAAATTTGCCCGAAGTTGATTTCCCTATAGCACAACGCAACATTTCTACAGGCACACAAACGCTTGGCGGCGCAGCAGCGTTCACAGTCGAAGCAGGCACATCAACGCTTGAATATTGCACACGGATTAACAGCGCAGAACAGGGCAGATTGTTTATGTCCCGTGATGGCGATCTAACATTCCAGCCACGCATAGGCAACACACTTAGTCAGCCAGTTGCCGATTTCCACGACGATGGCACAAATCTGCCGTTTGATTCTTTAGGCATATCATTTGAAGCGGATCAGGTCGTTAATCGTGCAGCGGTTGCCATCGTTGGCGGCACACAAGAAATTGCACAAGATTTAGCAAGTCAAGCAAAATATTTTATACAAACAACAAGCATCACCGATTCGCTGTTACACAACGACACAGCCGCGCTGGCATTGGCAAATTACCTTTTGTCGCCAGAACCTGAGGCACGCTACACGGCGGTCGGCACAAACTTAAACAAACTAACCACAGCACAACGCGACACAATTGCGGTGGTTGACATAGGCGACACGATCACCATAGAAAAATCGTTTGCTAGCGGTAACACAACAACAGAACTAGCGCAGGAACTAAGTGTCGAAGGCATAGAACACACCATCACAGTCAGCAACGGCCATTCAATCATGTATTTCACCGCACCAACAACCATCGTTTATGAACTAATTTTAAATGACGCGGTGTTTGGCATCATCGATTCAACTAATGTTCTAGGATAAAGTGAGGCATTATGGCAACTAGACAAGATTTTACTTCAGGGCAAGTTTTAACGGCCGCTGAATTAGATGCAGTCGCTACAGCGATGATTGCAATTAACGCACAGACTGGCACGACATATACAACTGTTTTGGCTGATGACGGCAAACTTGTTACTTGTGATAACGCGTCGTCGATTGCGTTAACTATTCCGCCTAATTCAAGTGTTGCTTATGGTATTGGTACGCAGATAAACATTATGCAACTTGGTGCTGGCACGGTAACGATCACGGCAGGCGCAGGCGTGACACTTCGAAGCGCTGGCAGTAAATTGAAAACTGATGCACAGTACGCGGTTGCAACTTGTGCCAAGATCGCTTCTGATACTTGGGTGGTTGTCGGCAACTTAAAGGCGTAGTTGTGCAAATTTTAGGTGGCGTGCATAGCGGCGCAATTCTTGCAAACTATTTGGTTGTTGCTGGTGGTGGTGCTGGTGGCGGTATTTCTGATGACATTGTTGGTGTGCAGGGTGGTGGTGGTGCTGGTGGTGTTCGTTGCACAGTTGGTGCTACTGGTGGTGGCGGCAGTTTAGAAACGCCGATCACAATTAGTGCAGGTGTCACTTACACGATTACGGTCGGTGCAGGTGGCACTAATACAAGTTCAACAGCGAACAACGGCAGCAATTCAAGTATTGCTGGCACAGGTTTAACAACTATTACAAGTACGGGTGGTGGCGCTGGCGGATACACATTTGGCATTGTTGGCGCAAATGGTGGTTCGGGTGGTGGCGGTTCGCAATCAAATCAAGCAGGCGGTACTGGTACAGCAAATCAAGGTTCTGCTGGCGGTTCAGGTAGCGGTTTCAGCGGTGGTGGCGGTGGCGGTGCATCAGCAGTTGGCGCGAACGCTACAGGCTCACCAACCTTTAATGGCGGTGACGGTGGCGCTGGCATTACTACAAGCATTAGTGGTTCAAGTGTTGCTTATGGTGGTGGCGGTGGTGGTGGCAATCACGGAAATGCAACTGTTTTTAGTGTCGGTGGCACAGGTGGCGGTGGTGCTGGTGGTAAAGGCACTCCAACAACAGCAGGCATAGCAGGCACAGCCAATCGTGGCGGTGGCGGTGGCGGTGGCGCTGCTGGTTACGGTTCGCCTGCGTTTGGTGCTAACGGCGGTAGTGGTGTTGTCATCATTGACGCAGGCATAGCGGCCGCATCGACTACAGGTTCACCAACCGTGTCAGGCACAATCTACACATTTACGGCGAGCGGAAGCATCACCTACTAATGGCACATTTTGCAGAAATCTTAAACAATGTAGTGCAGCGCGTGATTGTTGTGCATGACAACGACGAAGCAAACGGCGCACAATTTTGCCACGATCTACTTGGCGGCAAATGGTTGCAATGCTCATATAACAATCGCATACGCAAACAATTCCCGTCAGCAGGGTTCACCTACGATCATGTGCGCGACGAATTCGTCGCACCGCAACCATACGCGTCGTGGACTCTTGACGAAAATAACGATTGGCAACCACCAACGCCAAAACCTGACGGCAACCATTACTGGAACGAAGCAACACAGACATGGCTACCATTCGAGCAGTCATAGCACTAATGTTGTTAATGTCATGCGAAACAACACGCGACAACACACAACAACAAAAAGCGCGCACACGCACAGCGATTTGCAACGTGCCTGACCGATGTGGCGTAACACCGTGAGCCGATACAGATACACACCAAACGAACTACACGCACGCATGGTCGTAACCGTCGGCGTGCTACTAGCAATCGTGTTCAGCATGATCGTGCTAGGCATGATTTGGGGTTTGCTATTCGTATCGCAACCACTCGAGCAATCACCAAACGACGCAGCGTTTATAGATTTAATGTCAACTATCGTCGTGTTTTTGACCGGCACGTTGTCAGGTCTCGTCGCGTCAAACGGCATAAAGAACAAACCAACTAATGA